AAAGGTATTATAGGCGCAGGCAAACCGGCAGCTCGCAAAGCATTCAAGGATATTAACACCACCGAAACTGCATGGAACGCTCGTGGCACAGAGAATTTGATCATACTCAAGAGTTGGTAAGTATGGGATGAAATATCAATTTGACAACAAAGTTGAATTTTACATTACTAATGTCTGCAATCTAACCTGCGACAATTGTAACAGATTCAACAATTTTAACTTCAAAGGTTCCCAGCGTTGGTCAGACTATGCTGAAACATATCAACGCTGGGCCCACTTTATTGAGCTACAAAGCATTGTGCTCATGGGCGGAGAGCCATTGCTGAATCCCACAGTGAAAGAATGGATTGCAGGTCTTGCTGACACATTCAACTGTGATGTACAGATACTGACCAACGGATTGCAGTTGAATCGAGTGCCAGGCCTATATGATGTGATACAGGCCTATGCTACTCGTCCTAAAAACTTTGTGCATGTGCAGGTCAGTCTGCACAATATGAATCATTTTGATCATCTACGACAACAGATAGCAGAGTTTTTGCAGGGTCCTATTAAAGAATGGGGCACTTATCTTGGCCTCGATGCTCCACCTTTTCATCGCAACTATCAAGCGTTTTACACAGCACAAGATGCTAACGGCGTGCAGATAAACATGCATGTAGACAATAATTTTTATACCTCGGCTGTGCAATTAGACGATAATGGCCGATATCAGGTACACAATTCAGACGCAGTAAAAGCCCATGCTCAATGTGGTTTTGTACAATACAAAAGTTACCACTTTATTGAGGGCAAAATCTACAAGTGCGGTCCTTCGGCACTGCTGCCAAAATTTGATCGCCAAATAGGACTAGAACTCACAGATGCGCAACGTACATTGATGAACAGTTATCAACCATTTACAGTAGAGCAAGTTGAACAACAAGGATCAGAAATATTACACACTATCGATCAGGCTATACCACAGTGCCAATTCTGCCCAGTACACGGCACAAATCGCACTATTTGGCCAGAAAAAAAGTCAGCTAATTCCATAAATATTATATCATGGCCGAACAACAAGATACTCTAAGCGAACTCAAGCAAACTCTTATTGAGTATGTACAGCTTCAGCTGGGCAGTCAAATTATTGACTTGGAATTGGATCCAGCGCACTACGAAGCCGCCTATACCAAAACACTTGGCACATATCGCCAACGAGCACAAAATGCCTACGAGGAAAGCTATAGTTTTTTCACCTTGGTCAAGGACGAAAACATCTACACCTTGCCCCAAGAAGTTGTTAGTGTACGCCAGTGTTTTCGTAGAACTTTTGGCGATTCAACTGGACCGTTTGCCTCAAATTTTGATCCGTTTGCACAGGCGTCAATGAATGTTTACCTGATGAATTTTAATGTGGCCGGTGGGCTTGCCACGTACGACTTTTACTCACAGTATGTTGAACTGGCGGGCCGAATGTTTGGAGCCTATTTCAATTACACATACAATCCTGTCACAAAGAAGTTGCAGTTGATTCGTGATCCCAAAAACACCGGAGAGGCCGTGCTGATCTGGACCTACAACTTAAAGCCCGAAATTAATCTGCTCAGCGACTTCCAAATATCACAATGGATCCGTGACTACATGGTTGCCAACTGCAAGATGATCATTGGCGAAGCCCGTGAAAAGTTTGGCACCATCGCTGGTCCACAGGGCGGCGGTACCCTAAATGGCACTGCCATGAAAGCCGAAGCACAAACTCAAATGGACGGCCTGCTTGAGCAACTCAAAATGTACATAGATGGCAGTCAGCCATTGACTTGGGTTATTGGTTAACACACTATAGACAACTAGTCATAAATCTGTTATAATCATCAAATGGACTTGATGATTGATCTAGAGGGCTTGGGAACAGGCCCTGACACTACTATTCTTACCATTGCTGCCCAGGCGTTTGATCCGTTTGGCTCTGGCCACTACGAGCAAGCATTCTATGCCAGGGTCACACTGGAAAGCCAGGAAACTCGTAGCATACAGCAAGGCACTATAGAATGGTGGGCCACACAACCTGCTGTGGTGCGTGACGAAGCATTTGCCGAAGAAGACCGTATCCCACTTGATCAAGCATTGGATGGTCTAGGCAAATTGATTTGGCATGCCAAACGGGTATGGGCGCAAGGCCCAACTTACGACATGAACATCCTTGAACATGCCTACAAAAGTTACAACAAACCCTTGCCTTGGCAGTACTACATGGTAAGAGACAGCCGCACAGTATTTTCACTATGGCCCGAACAGCCCATGCCTCCTACCACACACCATGCACTAGAAGATTGCCGTCGACAGATCGACATGTTACAAGCTACACTGAAACATCTACACATCAAGGAAATTAAATGACTTTTCAATCATTTAACGTTGAAGGAGCTGTGTGGTTTGATCGTGATGTTGACCTGCTGAAACAATCTTTGGTTCATGCCCCAGACCTGTTGATTTTTACACTGTGTTGGGAATCTCTGCCACTTGAAAAATGGCAACACCGACTCACTGCATTGATTGAACATGCAAAATCTCTAAACAAACAAGTGGTGCTAATTATCAATTCTTGTTATCGCAATCAACATCAACAGTTATTAAACTGTGGAGCAAAACAAATTTTGTTTTTGGATTATTTCTTGCTGTTAGTATATGTGCGTCTGTTTCAAAATTGTGAAAGCAAAGTTGCTCAATCCTGGGACGCTAAAAATTCTACCTGGCTTTTTTTGACCGGTAAACCCAACAAGCCCAACCGTTTGGAATTTTTATATTTCCTTTACCAACAAAAATTGCTGGATCAGTGTGTATGGTCTTTGTTTGTGCCCACAGATCTGCAAGCAGAGCTAGAGCGCAGTTTAACTGGACTGACTGAGTTTCAAGCCTCTGAATGGTTGCATCAATTCAAACGCAATCCTGACAACATTGAAATCGTAAACTCTCAATCAGGCATACACTACAGTGGTATACCTTATGGGAATGTTTATGAATCTGCGTTGTTTCAAGTTGTGCCCGAATCACAATGCACAGGCACAACCCCGTGGCTGACAGAGAAGACATGGTTATCAATCGTCAATCGTAGACCTTTTATGATATTTGGCGTGCCAGGAACCAATCACGCTCTTAAAACTCTTGGATTTGATGTCTTTGATAAATTTCTGATTGATTTTGAATTTGATCAAGATCAAAGCATCAACAAACGCTACGAGTCGTTGGCCAAAAATATTCAACACTGGTTAAAAATTTTTCCAAAACATGAGCAGGAACTTGCAAATATAACAGAACACAATTACAATAGATTTATAGAATTAGCCAAGGCAAACATTGATCAACTGCAAACCTTGCACCAAGACATCCATCAACTGATTTGTTTGAAAGACAACATTCAGCATGCACAATGGAAAAATTGGTATAATAGGATAAAAGATCTGTCGTGGCCAGACTGTAATCAGGAAAAAGATTTTCAAAATTTACCAAAATGGATACAACAAGAATGCGTAGAAATTTTTGGATATCAACCCAAGGAGAAAGTATGATTATCGGAGTATGTGGATTTATTGGATCAGGCAAAGATACCATTGCTGACTATCTGGTAAACATCCATGAATTTCGTAGAGAAAGTTTTGCAAGTACCTTGAAAGATGCTGTGGCACAGGTGTTTGGATGGGACAGAACCATGCTGGAAGGACGCACAAAACAAGCTCGTGAATGGCGTGAGCGTGTGGATCCTTGGTGGGCAGAACGACTAGGCATGCCCACACTAACGCCACGCTGGATCTTGCAGTACTGGGGCACAGAAGTTTGCAGAGCAGGATTTCATGATGACATTTGGATTGCCAGCTTGGAAAACAAACTGCGTCACAGCCAAGATGATGTGGTGATTTCAGACTGTAGATTCCCCAACGAAATTCTAGCCATTAAGAACGCTGGTGGACGTGTGATTCGTGTGGTGCGTGGACCCGAGCCTGCATGGTATAACTCAGCTCTAAGTGTTAATCGTGGAGCGAACGGCAATTCAACCTGGGCACTCTCTCATCGCAAATTAGAAAAGTTGAGTATTCACGCATCAGAAACTGCCTGGGTGGGCACTGAATTTGATGCTGTGGTGGACAACAATGGCACGTTAGATGACCTCTATCAACAAGTAAAATTGTTAGTTACGAGTCAGGTTCAAGATCTCCCTGTCGCCATGCAAGATCGCTCTTAGACAGTTCTACCTCACAGTTTCTACAAACTGACTTGAGATTCTTAAGTGTAGCATTGTTTAAGTTACCATCTATATGATACACAAAGATCTGTCCAGCGTACTTGGCTCGGAATCCACAGCGATCACAGCTCATTTTTTTCTTATAGCCTGCTGATTTCCAGCGTGGTTCTCTTGGCCGGAGTCCACGGCCCTTTCTAGCACAATTCTCACACCTTGATCGATAGTGTGTGACGTCTTCACGTTTGTAGTTCACAGCACAAGGGCGTTGGTGACAGGCTTGACAAATGGGTCTCATACGGTATTTAGCGGTATGGACCTTGGGCAAAGGTATTCAAAACGGCTGTTTTTTTCAAGGTCTCTATAAATATTAGAACTTGAAAAGGATTCAACCATGGCTCTCATATCACCCGGCGTACAAGTAA